TTCGGGCTTAGAGATCTTTTCGAAATGAATAAGACGTTTAGGAATAGTACTGGGATGAACCTTCTTATTAAGAAAGATCACCTTATAAGTGTGATTAATAGTTATCAATATTGTACTAAAACTATGGTGGCTAAACATTATGGGGTGAATATTAAGACTATTCTTAGCTATCTTGATAAATATGGGCTGAATGATTTGATGGAGCAAAAACGTGAAGAAATTATTGATTTTGCTGAAAGTCAACTAATTAAGAAAATTTCTGATGGCGACACTACTGCTATTATTTTCTTTTTGAAAACTATTGGTAGGAATAGAGGCTATTCTGAAAAGGCTAACAACCAACTGGCTGAGAATATGCTTATTATTAATAACGACTTGAGGTCACATAATGCCGACAATTCTGAACATATCTGATGTAGTTGGCAAGGGTTACGATGTGTTTTGGAACACAAAAAAACGTTATAGGATTGTTATTGGCGGGAGAGCTTCTAAAAAGTCTACTACAACGGCTCTGTGGTACATTGTGCATATGATGCAATTTAAGGAGGCTAATACTCTTGTCGTTAGACGTTATTATTCTACTCATAAGGATAGTACTTTTGCCCAGCTTAAGTGGACTATTAGACGGCTCGGTGTTGAACACCTTTGGATGGCTAAACTTTCTCCTTTGGAATTGATTTATATGCCAACTGGGCAAAAAATTATTTTTAGAGGCTTGGATGATCCGCTTTCGCTTACTTCTCTTACTGTCGAACAAGGCGTGCTTTGCTGGGTCTGGTTCGAGGAGTTGTTCCAAGTTGAAAAGGAGGAGGATTTTAATACTGTCGATTTGTCTATTCGTGGTCAAGTCAAGCCTCCTTTGTTTAAACAAATTACTGGGACACTTAATCCTTACCACGAAAAACACTGGGTGAAAAAACGGTTCTTCGATAATCCTAATGATAATGTGTTTACCGCTGTTACTAATTATACTTGTAATGAGTTCTTGGATGAGGCGGATATTAAAGTGTTCGAAACTATGAAGATTGAAAATCCTGCAAGGTATAGAGTTGAAGGATTAGGCGAGTGGGGGCTGTCTTATGGTAATGTGTTTGAGAAATGGTATATTGAAGATTTCAGTGTTGAGGATGTAATAGCTAAATATCCTAATGCAAAAGCTGTGTTTGGGCTCGATTTCGGTTATGTTACTGATCCAACTGCTTTTGTTGCGGCTTTGGTTGATACTTCTACTAAAAATATTTGGATTTTTGATGAACATTACCAAAAAGGGATGACTAATGAAATGATTTACCAAATGATTGCAAGGAAAAACTTCACTAAAGAACGTATTATAGCTGATAGTGCTGAAGCTAAATCTATTGACCATTTGCGATGGCTCGGGCTATCAAGAATTACTAAAAGTCAAAAAGGACGGGGGAGTGTTATGACTGGGATTAATTATCTTAGAGAGTTTAATATTTATGTAAGACCTACACTGACTAATACAATATTAGAACTATCAAACTATTCCCTTAAAGATGGCAAACCTATTGATGAGTTTAACCATATCATCGATGCTCTAAGGTATGCTGTCGAAGGGTTAGCAAATAATTCAAAAACTAAAGCAATAATTTTATGAGGTATATTATGAAAGCTAAAATTATTAAATCTGCCACTCCTGATGTTCCTAGTGCTACGCCTGTCTTTGCTGGCAATATTTTGCCAAGTGTTGATTTTAAGCTGTTAGCCGCCGCTTCTAAAAAGAATGGCTATCATATGGCTTGTATTGCTACTAAGATTTATCTTAGCGCTCCTTCTTTTAATCTTGTCGGGGATGAGAATGCTGACAATATTAAGAAGGCACTGGAACAACAACATTACCAACTTTTCCAAACTACGTTTCTTAATACTCTGCAACGGATTATTCAAGATTACGTGATTTTTGGGAATGCTTTCTTCGGGATTATACGGGCTAAGAATAAAAAGGTTCTTAGTATTTTCCATATTCCTGCTATTATGTGCTCTTTAGAAAGTAAAGATAATATGTTGATACTTAAACAACAATTCATTGGTAAAAATCAAACTTATTATCCGTTTAATAGTGAAGAGGGACTGAAAGGGTTAGAGTATATCCATGTCAAGGGTTACGATGTTGAAAATCCCTACTATGGCACACCTGATTATGTCGGTGCTATCCCTGCAATTTCTTTGGATGAGAGTTCTAAACAATACAATATTGCTAATTTTAATAATAACGGGATACCTGCCGCTGTTATTAGCCACTATGGTGGGGATTTAGATAATGCAACTAAAGACGATATTAAAGACTTCTTCAACAATGAGTTCAAAGGAATTGAAAATCAAGGTAGAGTTCTACTCCTTACTACGGATAATCCTGAAGAAAAAATTGATATTAAAACTTTTGATAAAGAGAAAGAGGCTTCATATAGAGGGTTAAGAAATGATAATAGAGATGAAATTTTTGCGGCTCATAGAGTACCTTCTTCACTTCTTATCAAAGTTGCTGGTTCTTTAGGTAATAAAGAAAAAGATGATATTAGAATATTTATGAAAACTGTTGTTGAACCAATACAAGAGAGTATCGAAAATCCGTTGAATTATCTAATCCTTCCTGCTATGGGCTACGAAAATTATAAAATAGAACTTGGAGAATTAGACTTCGATAGCGCAGCTGACAATTCCGACTTTTTCACTAAGATGATAAGTAGTAATGTTTTAGACCCTGAAGAGGTAAGAGCTGAATTAGGCTATCCACCACGTAGCACTGAGAATTCTAACGTTGCTAAGTTAGCCAATACTTTAGAAAATATTAAAAAATCTATAATCAACGGAGTTTAGTATGTGTCAATACAACAAACTTGATTTGTTAGCTGGTGAGATATTATATTATCTTGAGAAAGCTAATGAGTATGAGAAATTAGCGGCTAAAGTCTACCAAATGCTTGAGGATGCGTGGCAACAAAAATCGGCTGATGCAGTTGTGGATGTTTACCATTTTCTAATGCATAATAAAGGTAGTATCACAGACAAGGAATTAGAACACTTAATGCAAATCCTTGACTACTACTTAGGAGAGTTACTCGCAGAGGATCTCAAGATGCCAATGTATAATATTGCTTTGAACACTTACAAGCTACCATATAATGAATTAGGCGTAAAATTTGTCTTCCACAAGAAGAATTTAGAGGTTCTAAAGTGGCTCAAAAAAACAGATAATTATTTTATACGGGATTTTTTCAATTCCCAACTCTCAGATAAAATTAAAAGCTCACTTATTGAAATTGTTTCTGAAGGTGCACCACGTACGCAGGCGGCGGCAAGGTTACGTGATACACTCACAACACAACTTACGCCAAAAACTACAACGCTAAACGTTAGGCAATACTTCGGTGGTGTGGCTAATAACTTTATCACAAGAGCTAGGAGTTCCTCACAAGTTCAAGCATACGATGAAGCAGGTGTCACCAAATATCAAATATCAGCAGTTATTGACGACAGAACTTCGGAAATTTGTAGACAAATGGACGGGAAAGTGTTCGAGTTAGAGGAGGGGCTGAAACTTCGTGACAAGTATATAAGCACACCTGCAAACAAAATCAAAGACACTTTAGGCTGGGTTAAACCTGACAATATTGACAAGACACCAAAGTATAAACTATCTCTACCACCATACCACTTCAACTGTAGAACAAGAACAATAATATATAGAGACTGACAAGGTCTCTATTTTCTTTTATAAATCTATTAGAGCACTTATACGGGCTTTTTATCCACCGGCTGGTGGTTTTATACCACCAGCTTGGATAAACAACGTATAGCTCATTTTTTTTATATACCAACAAGAATATGTGATACCATATTCGGTTGTGCTTTATATATAAAAAAAAGAGGTGACACTTTTATGGTGGTATATTGACATTTTGGGACGGGTTACCATAAGTTATTGAGATAATTGGAGTTATACGGATAAAAAAAATAAGGACATATACGAAAAAACACTATATGCCCATATAAGTTATTATATATCAATAGTTTCTGGTTAGGTGACACAATTTTTAAGGATTTTTGACTATTTTATATATATATATATATATATATTACTATATATTATATCTCATCTTATTATTATTATTATATATATAATATATATAAATATATAAAAAAAAAAGT